TTGCTTCGATGATGCGCTTGGCCGGGCTCACCGCATGCGTCGCTTTGATGCGTGTGACCGGATTGCCGTCGGCGTCGGTGACACAGCGTACCAGCACCACGTTGAGGCGATGAAAGTCAGATGACTTCAGTGCGTCGCTGAGCTCGGCGATGTCGTCGAGATAAATGTCATCGGGATTGACGATGTATTCCATGTGGGACACTCCTGTATACGGGACACAAAATCTTGGCGGGGCGGTGTGGTGTCCCTACACACCGCCCTGCCCTACTATGCGGTGTAGGCGATGCCCGGCGCCATCACGGTGATGGACGCAACGACCGGCCCTGCACCCTCTGCGGATACGGCGGGATAGATGATACTGGTAATGTAGCCCCCAGCGGTGGTCTCGATCTGTCCGCCTGCGGTGCCCTTTGGTTCCCACTTGACCTGCACCAAACTCCCCGCTTGAAACGCCGCCTCTGCGACGGCCCACAGCTCGGCGGCGACCTCGGTATACAAGAAGTTGACGGTGACTTCGACGGGCTCTTCCTTGCCCAGCAGAATGATGGCGTTGTCGCCGTCGAAGGTGTATGCGGTGCTGTTGGCGCGGGTTGCGGTGACGGCATCCACGCTCTGTGCTTGTCCGCTGTAGTCGGTGTATGACCCTGCTGCAATCTTAATGTTGACTGCGGTGGCGGCGCCGGTTACGGCTCCTGTGGTCTGTGCCATGGTGTGTGTCTCCTATTGAACGATGTCGCTCGCCGTGATGGTAGCGACCACTGCATCAAAATATTGCCCCGACGCCGCTGGCCACTCCAGCACCTGACTGCGCAAGGCGATGTCGGTCACGACCCATGCGGAGTTGCCTGCGAAGACCGTGCGAATTGCCTCGTGGTACGCCGCAAGGTATCCCTCGAGCGTTGGCGCGATGTCCATCAGCCCAATGCCCAGCGATGCTGGGCGAATCAGCGCCGTGTCCTGTATCGTCCACTCCGTGCGCATGACACTGCCAGAGCCGAACGTGAGGCGCCGTGTTTGGCTTGACTGCACACCAATGGCGCTGATGATGCGACACGGCGTGGTGGCGATGTCCACGACGTTCTTCAGCGTGGAGCCTCGCAGGACGGTGTAACTGTACCCTGTGATGCTCATCGCTTCGAGTGCGTCCAAGATGCCGTCGAGGTTGCTCGCCATGCTATGACCTCCGGATGTACGGCTTGAGCATCTGCGCCACATCGCTCGGGATGCGGTTCGATGCAAAGGCACTGCCGTCAGCGCTCACCGTGATGTCAGCGGGGACAGATGTTGCGCCCGTGCGCAGTCGGTAGAGGTGCGCCCCCCAACGAAGTGCCGCCGCTTTGACATCGGCAGGGATGTCGAGGCTGTAGCTCCACTTGCCTGCTACTTGCACCGAGCCCTCTGGTGACCCGCTGTACGTCCAAAACTTTCCGCTCGATGACTTGATGCGGATGAAGTTGGTCGGGATAACGTTGAGCGGGAGTAGTACCACATCGCCTGCCGCAATCGCCGTCCCGTCGCCGTTGGTGATGCTTGTGAGCTCGGCGAGGTCGTGGTTGAGATTCAGTGTGTAGTAGTCGAGCAGATCGCCCCCATCACGCTCAAGAAGCGGCGTGAAATAGTGCGTATGCGATGCGGCGGGGCCGTGCTCGGCTTCGGGCTCAAAGTGCCGATTACAAAACTGGTCAATCGCCGCCGTGACACGGTCAGGGAGGTAGCCGAGCTGGACATCATCCGACGACGACGTGATGCCCAAGTAGGCTTTAAGTTCTGCCGTCGTGAAGTATGCCATTTACAAAACCTTCCGCTTGGGCTTGGGCTTCTCGGCTTCGATTTCCTCTTCGAGGATGATGACCGACCCTCGGGACTCGAGGTGCTTCGCATCGCTGACGCTGATGTCGATGATGTCGCCGATGACGGGATACATCATGCGTCCACTCAGGTCACGCACCGCAAAGCCTTTAACGACTTGTACCTTCATAATGCTCCAATGCGAGGCGGTGTGCGCACACCGCCCCGCTGTTAGGTCAGATTAGCTGGCTGGGTGGACGCCGTACACGAAGGCCTCTGGCTGGGTTACGTCACCACCGAAGCGGTAGTTGACGAAGATGCCAGTGAGGTAATTCTCTTGGTAGAGGTACGGGTTGCGGCTGACTTCCAAGCTGCCATTCTCAACGAATGCGTAGTAGCTCATGTTGCCGAAGATGATGGACTTGGCGCTCGCAGCCATGGCGGCAATCTTGTCCGACACGGCGACGGGGTAGCCCTCGAGGTCGCCAGCGCCGCCCACTTCGAGCGGTCGGAACTGCGGATAGTTGCCGGTCAGCGCACGGATGGCGTACTTCGTAGCGTTGCGCATCACCCAAGCGGTGGCACCCTGCTCCACGTACCATGACGGGAGCTTGCCCATGATGTTCATGATGTCGGCGAAGTCCACGCCCGTGGTGCTGGCCAACGTCTCCGACACGGTCGCCCGTGTCAAGATGCCGTATGGCTGTGAGCTACCCGTGCCTGCGATGATGGCGTTGTTGGTGGCACGTGCGGCGGCGCGGCCGATTTCCTCGGTGAGAAATGCCTCGAGGTTGGCGGCTTGGTCGCGCAAAAGCTCGTTCGATACCTTCATCGCCAACGAGTGGTTGTAAATCGTGATGGTCTTGGTGTTGGCGAAGGTTGGCTCGTCAATGTTGGCGGCACCAGCTTCTGCCACGACGGCGAAGTCTGACTTTGCGTCCTGCGCTGGCACGTCAATCTGACGGCGTGAGGTCGTGAGGCGCATGAAGCGGGCCTGTGACAGCAAGCTCAGCTCGTCACGGCGTCCCACGATGCGGTCATACAAGTCCTTGGGTACCAAGTAGCCGCCGTTGTCGTTCGTGCCTTCCACAAGAGTGGCCTTGGCGGCGATTTCGTCGCCCGTGCGCATCCAGTGCTTGAAGGCTTCCATTGGCTCGTTGCTGAAGCCACGCGTGGTCACGGTCTTGGCGGCGGGAGCGGCGATGACGCCACCCTGTACGGGCTCACCGGCAAGCTCTGCAATCGCGGCTTTCACGGCGTCTTTGATGTTGTCTGACATTGTGTCCTCTGCTGTGTGTGTGATAGATCCATGTGTATCGTCAGGCTTCGACGATGCATCAGCAGAGCTCGATGCGTGTCCTTTTTCGCTCTTGACTTCGGTGAGTGTCCGTGGTTCTGCTGGCGTCGGCGTGAGGCTGATTTCCCCGACGACCCAACGCTTAATCTCGCCCCCATCCCGTACCACGAGGTGGGACAGAGCTCCGGTGCTAAGTCCAAGTGCTCCGCTCTGTACGAGCTTCATCACCTGCTCTGCATATTTGTGGCGGCGGTCAATCTCAATGTCGACCTCGATGCCCTCTGCATCGGGAGTCCACGCTTTGACCGTGCCGATTTGCGACTTGAGGCCGCCGAGCGCATGGTCATAGTAGACGGGCATCCCTACGAAAGAGCGGGTCTCTCCGAGGTCGGTCGCCTTGGTGAACGTGTCGCCCACGAGGTCTGCACCGCCGTAGACGATGCCTCGCCCACGCAGTGCATAGTCACCAATCGCTTTGATGCTTGACCCGAATGACTTTGCTTCCATGCTACTCCCTCCCGATGATGCGCCGTGCGTATGCCTTGACGCTCTCATCTACTTCTATTATACGAGGGGCGTCAAATTGCTTCACGGATGCCACCTCAATCTCCACCTCTACCCCGGGCTCATCCTCTGCTTCGGGCATCGCCTCTTCCATCGCTTCGGGCTCCATGGCATGCTGTGCGATGACGCTCTCAGGGATGACCCACAGCTTGCACACCGCTTCCGGAGCGATGCTCCCAGCGACGATGGTGCAGGCACCGCCCTCCACCCAAAAGGCGCAGTACTTGCAGGCAATCCCCTGCGATGCGAACGGGTTCTCTTCCATGTAGTGCGCACCGTCGGCACTGATGCCCTTGCTCCACTGCCCCATGTCTTCGGCGGTGCTCAGGTACTGCGCAATCATCTCGTCCTGCCGTGGGCTGTAGCCCTCCATGACCATGGCTTTCTTGCTCATGTCTTCCTCCTCTATAATGCGCCGAGCCCATGCCCAGCCCTCATCGCCTCCCCAGCCCATCCATGCTTGCCATCCTTTGCCCTGCTCCTCCCACGTCGCCCCGTCCTTGTCCACCTCATGGCGGGCAAAGTAGGACGCCATGCGCCGGAGCGTGGCCACACTCACCGGCTGACGATTGGCCAACTGCCGTGCTCGAGCAAGGCCCACTGGGGTCATGCCCCGCTGGCTCGGTGGCTTCTCCGCTCGGACTTCGAGCGCCATGCGGGCATTGTCTGCCACCGCTTCCGGCGGTGTGTGCGTATCGCTCTCCGCTTTGGTCTCCTCAGCGGTGGCGATGTTCAGCGCCGTGAGGTAGGCGTCAGCGTCGGCTTCGTTGTCGTAGCACTGCAAGGCCTCGGCGTCGCCGTCTTTGTAGACACAATACACGCCGTCTTCTGCTTCGATGTGGTAGGGCATTACAGCTTCATCCCTTCTAACGTGCGCCGCACAATGGTGTCAAGTTCGCCCCGATCTGCCACCGCTTTGGCGGCTTGCGCTGCCGTCAGCCATCGCTTCTTGTGTATCTCCGCTTGCTGGTCGCCGAGCGTGGCATGATTGCGCCATTCGCTCCGATGGCCAAGCGGGGCGGCGTCATCAGCTACGGCGTGACGTCGTTCGGCTATGACATGCGAGTGGCGGATGAGTGGATTCGCTACGTGGGCGAGTACTCCACGCTTGACCCTAAGCACGTCACCGCTTCCCGCACCGTGTCGCACCGTGCGGATGCCATCACGCTCGATCCGGGTGATTTCGTGCTGTGCCGGAGCGTCGAGCACTTCGTCATTCCCGAGGATGTCATGGTCGTGGTCGTGGGCAAATCCACGTATGCACGCTGTGGCATCATCGTGAATGTGACTCCGCTCGAGCCCGGGTGGACGGGCTACGTGACCATCGAGCTGAGCAACACCAACACGGTGCCCGTCGTGGTCTATGCCAATGAGGGCATCGCACAATGCCTGTTCTACCACGGCGAGCGCCCCGCCGTGACCTAC